ACACCCTTGGCCCCCACCCCCCTGGCGTACTGCTACAGTGTACCACATAAATATTTTCTGGATTTTTCCTGAGATAAGTGCGATACCAGAATAATAGGAAGGAACTAAAATGAAAAAAATGTATAACGTAGTACAGGGTCAGAAACGCAGGAGTGATCCTGATAAATCTGATTGGGTGAAGATGGGTATAGCCTTTGAGGACAGTAAGGGTATGCGTATAAAGTTAAATGCGTTGCCGATACCTAACCAGGAAGCCGAGATTTGGTTAAGCTTATTTCCGATGGACGATAAGGGTAAGTTGGATAATCAATCTTCTCAGCAAAATAATAATGCTGGCAAAGATTTTGAAGATGAGATCCCATTTTAGGAGGTTGCTGTGATTGTATTGACACCGTATGAATATTTCTTGCTTAGAAAATCTTTGAATGCGTATCGAGATGACGAGCGTGATGGAGATAACGAATTAAGCGAAAGCTTTATTGAACTTGATAGAAAGTTATTTGGCGTGAGTTCGTATCATAACGAAAGGGGTGAGGATAGAGCGCCAGGTATTGTTATTGGGCCTGAGAGATGGGATGGTGATCCTGAGTTTTTTCTTGAAATTTCTAAAGATAGCGAAACATACCAAGACATGAAGAACAAAAAATGGGACGGCGATAAGCTGTTATTGATTTAATGGCTAGAACGAGGCAAACTCCTATTGGTCGGTTTGGTGGTGTACGCGTTACACAGAAAAAGGTCAGGACGAGTGCCACGTTAGAAAGTAACAAAGAGGTTGTTGCCCAGGAATTGATTGCTCTGGGTACAACTTCGATTACTGAGATTATTAATCTTGATGGTACGATGAAGGATGAAAAGGATATTCCTGATTATGCGTTGAGAGCTATTAAAAAAATAACACCTATGCCGGATGGTCGGGTTGCGATTGAGATGCACGATAAGGTTTCGGTGTTGAGAGTGCTGGCAAAAGCAGCTGGGTTTCTGGATAGTCCAGATCAAGAGAGTGATAAGCCTTCGATTGTTGGTATTAACATGAAGGGGCCGCAAACAACTGAGTATGCGGAGGTCATTGATGGACAAGACAGCAAGACTTGAGGTAGCACTTCTAATGCTGGAGCAAAGGATTGAGGCTCTCGAAGAAGCATTAAGATCAATCAGACAAATAAGCCAGGAAACATTGCAGGATAAAAATGAGCGCGATCCCCAGCCTTGATTTAAACTTTGAGAACAGCCCGACTGTTTGGAAGTTTTTACATGACCAGAGTTTTATTAGGGGCTTGATGGGTCCGGTTGGATCTGGTAAGTCCTATGGTTGCGCAGCCGAGATAATGTTAAGGGCGGTCAAGCAAAAGCCATCTCCTAGAGATGGGATCAAGTACTCGCGTTTTGTCATCGTGAGGAACACATATCCCGAGCTGCGCACGACAACTATCAAAACCTGGCAAGAATTATTTCCCGAAGATGTGTGGGGCGGTATGCGCTGGCAACCACCTATTTCGCATCACATTAAGATCCCAACCAGGGGCGATATCCCTGGAATAGATTGCGAAGTTATATTCATGGCATTGTCTTCTCCGCAAGACGTCAGAAAATTATTATCATTGGAACTCACTGGTGCCTGGGTTAATGAGGCTAGAGAGCTTCCCAAAGCAGTAATCGATGGATTAACGCACAGAGTTGGCCGATATCCTACAAAATCTGATGGCGGTCCTACTTGGTATGGCATTTGGATGGATACAAACCCACCAGATAGTGATCATTGGTGGCATGAGGTAGCAGAAAAGCACCCGATCAAGGGAAGTTTTCCCTGGACGTTCTTCAGACAGCCAGGCGGTGTTTTGCAAGCTTCACCGGATGAAGTGCCGGATGATAATCCTGATGCCCAGGGCTTTGTGTTTTCCGGAGCAAAATGGTGGCGCGTGAATGAAAATGCTGAAAATGCTAACAATCTGCCACCAGGTTACTATCAACAGCTGCTTGGCGGTAAGAATTTAGATTGGATTCGATGTTATGCCCAGGGAATGTATACATTTGTCCAGGAAGGCAGACCAGTTTGGCCTGAGTATGATGATGAGTTGATGTCAGGTGATGTGGAAGTAGATCCATATTATCCAATACAAATCGGTGTGGACTTTGGTTTAACTCCGGCAGCTATCTTTGGTCAGCGTACCCAGGGCGGTGCGTGGCGTGTTTGCGATGAGCTGGTCACGTTTGACATGGGGCTTGAGCGATTTGGCCAGGAACTCCTGGGAAGAATAGCAGAACGGTATTCTAAGAATGAAATCCTGATATGGGGTGATCCGGCTGGTAATAAACGTGATGAGATCTATGAGGTTACGGCCTTCGATCATCTAAGATCTATCGGATTTAAAGCACAACCAACAGATAGCAATGCTTTTCAGGTAAGACGAGAAGCTGGCGCTTCCCCAATGTCCAGGCTCGTAAGCGGTAAACCAGGGCTAGTTGTCGATAAAAAATGTTTAAGGCTGCGTAAATCACTTAGCGGTGGGTATTTTTTCAAAAGGCAAAGCCTGGGCGCTGGTCAGGAAAGATTTAAAGATGCGCCAGTAAAGAATGAACATTCGCACTGTGGCGATGCTTTTGGGTATCTCATGCTAGGTGGCGGTGAACAAAGACGCTTACGAAGAGGATCATATGGCTCTACGTTTCAGCAAGGGTCATATACTGCGAATAGCGACTTCAGCGTGTTTTAATGGGCCTTATACAGCTTCCTACGTTTAAAATGAGGCCGGACGAACAGATTGTGCCGCTACAATACAATCATCTTCTAAGCATAGACCTGGGGCCACACGAAAAAGAGTATGCCGATAGTATTTCTGGGTATTTAGATTATGTTTGGGAAAACTCTGAGCATGGCTGGAGTTGGGCAGCTATCGGTCGAGGCAAAGTTATTTGCGTGTTTGGTGTAAGAGATGTTTGGCCTGGCGTGGTGGAGGCATGGTTTATTCCAGGCGAAGGACTAGAAAATCACACAAGGTCTACTTTGATAGGCGCAAGAGCGCTTTTAAGCGAGGTAATGGCTACATCCGGTATCAGAAGGATGCAAATTTTTGTAAAATCACAACATATGGTAGCATTAAGGTTTGCCAAAGCACTACATTTTGAGGTAGAGTGTAAACACAGAAAGTTTGGTCCAGAGGGGGCTGACTATTATTCAATGGTAAGGTTTGAATAAATGAGCGGTATTTTTCCAAAAAAGAAAGCACCAGTCGCGGCAGCTACACCAACAGAAGAAGTAATTGATCGGCAAGAAGAAAGAGCCGAGGCGCAGGAGACAACGCAAATGAGAGGCGCACAAAGGCGCAGACGTTTGATCAGAACTGGCGGTATGAGGTTATTATTCTCACCTCTTAGACAAGAAGGTGCTGCTATGAATGAAATTAAGAAAAAGCTTGGCGGCTAGTTATGGCTAAGAAAAAGTTTTCTTTTTTTTCAAACAAATCTAAAAAAACAAATATTATATCAGATGGTTATTCTCAATATACGGGTAGGCAGATATCATCTGGAAATACATCACCAGGAAATCAAAAGTTTACACAAAGCAAAACTTCTTTAGAAAAAGCAAAAGATGATTTCTTGATGGATATAGGGGCAAAAGACAAAGATATTGGCTATTATGCTAGGCTCGATGATAGATCAAAACGTAGTCAGCAAGTAGTAGAAAATATGCGGTCAAGGCGCAATAGCAGCGGCTCAAAAGGTGAAACTGCAGCTCAACGAGCAGCAAGATTAAAACGAGAAGCCTTAGAAAAACAAAAGGCCGAAGGTAAGGAAAGACGTAAGAAATTTTATAAACAGAAGGACGAAAGGTTAGCGAAGTTAAAAACTAAACTTTTGAATTTAGCATGACAAAAATTAAAGAAGATCCAAGAGTATTTCATAGAGTTGAGGCAGACCCGAAAAGGGCAAGAAACGAGAAGGGTCACCTAGTCGCGGATGACCCTTCTACTCCCGAAGTCAATGAAGCGTGGGAAGGTGGCAAGGCTCCAAAGGAAAAAGCCCCAAAGAAAAAGGCAAAGCCTCGTGGTAAAAAAAGTACATCAAAATCCTAAAGGCGGTTTAAACGCTGCTGGTCGGGCCTTCTTTAATCGGACAACAGGCTCAAAACTAAAAGCTCCGGTAAAGACAGGCGATAACCCTCGCCGAGCGTCCTTCCTGGCTCGAATGGCAGGGAACTCTGGGCCGGAGCGTGATAGCAAGGGGCGACCTACTAGGCTGCTCTTATCCCTCCGCGCCTGGGGTGCTTCTTCAAAAGCAGATGCCAGAAAGAAAGCAGCGTCTATAAGTAAACGAAACGAGAGTAGAAATGCCTAAGTTAAATGTAAAAGAAGTGATGGGTCGTGAGGCAAAAGCACAGGCTCGAAAAGATGAATGGCGCTCAATCTATGAAGATTGTTATGAGTTTGCTCTGCCACAAAGAAATTTGTATGGCGGTTATTACGAAGGTAAAACCCCAGGCAAAAACAAAACACAAAGAGTTTTTGATAGTACGGCTGTATCGTCTACAAAAAGATTTGCGAATAGAATGCAGTCCGGCCTTTTCCCACCAATGCGTAAATGGTGTAGGTTAGAACCAGGTTCAGCTGTTCCAGATGATGAGAAAGAGCGAGCGCAAGAAATACTCGATGCTTATGTGGATATCATGTTTGACCAGCTACGGCAGACAAGTTTTGACCTGGCAATGGGTGAGTTTCTTTTAGATCTTTCTGTAGGCACAGCTGTTATGATGATTACGCCAGGCGATGAAGTAACTCCGTTACGTTTCTTAGCTGTTCCGCAATACTTGGTAGCGATCGAAGAAGGTGCTTATGGTATGATCGATAACGTATATCGTAAGCTACGGATTAAATCGGAAGCCATTAAGCGAGAGTTTCGTGACGTTAAAATAACGCCAGAGCTTCAAACAGCGATTGATGATAAGCCACACGAAGAGCTAGATTTATTCGATGCTATAATTTTTGATCAGGAAAGTGGACGGTACCACTATCATGTGGTTTGGCCGCACAAACAGCAAGAGCTGGTGTATCGAGAAATGGATAGCAGTCCGTTTATTGTTGCCAGGTTCAGTAAAACAGCTGGTGAAGTTTATGGTCGAGGCCCGTTAATTGATGCGATTGCAGATATTAAAACGCTAAACAAAACAAAAGAATTGATATTAAAGAACGCAAGTCTTTCGATATCTGGTGTATTCCTTGCAGCTGACGATGGTGTATTAAACCCCCAGAATATTAAAATACAACCAGGTGCAATTATTCCAGTTGCGCGTAATGGTGGGCCGCAAGGTGCTTCCCTGGCTCCTTTACCCCGAGCTGGGGATTTTAACACAAGTCAGATTGTTATTCAGGATCTTACAATGAACATTAAAAAGATCTTGATGGATGATAGTTTACCACCAGATACAATGAGCGCCAGGTCAGCCACAGAGATCGCCCAGCGCCAGCGTGAACTGGCTACAAATCTGGGGTCTGCTTTCGGTCGATTGATGACTGAGATAATGATACCGTTGGTATCCAGGACTTTATATGTTCTCGATCGCCAGGGATTTATTCGTATGCCTCTAAAGGTAAACGGTGTTCAAGTTAAAGTTGTACCAGTGTCACCATTGGCAGAAGCGCCAAAAATGGAAGAGGTAAATCAACTTCTTAATTTTATGCAGATTGCTAATGCGATGGGGCCAATGGGCCAGACATTACTAAACATACCAGAGATGGT